ATGACGGGGGGTGGGCCATTTTGCGGACCCCGTCCCCCCTCTTTCGAAGTTCAGAATGGACGAAATGGACGAAAGCTCGTCAGAATTCACGTTCTACAACTTGATAGTTTCCAGTCAAGTTGAGTTCGAGAATCTCTTCAATCGCTTCATTCGTTGCTTCGAGTTGATCGGCTTCGGTGAGGTCAGTACTAGTGGTAGTGACCCGTGCTAGGTAGGCACAGGTGTGGTAACCTTGAGTAACATCAAAGTTAAACCACTCTTCGAACTCATCGAAAGGATCGTAAGGATTGTCCTCGGTAGTGAGTGCTAGGCGTAGCATGGCTCTATACACCCCGTTTCAAGGACAATGGACAGCTGACAATGGACAGAAGGCTAGCCATTCAGGTACTCCCTAACTCTAGCTGTAGAAATGCCCAATGCCTCAGCGATCTGTGCTGTGTTGGCTCCGTTAGATCGAAGAGTCTTGATTCGATCCTTCTGAGCACCAGCAAGAGGAAGCTTCTCCTTTGGCAAAGCCAGTGACTTGATGGTGTCAAGATCAGAGTTGGCTAGAATATGCTCCATCATCGAGTTAGATATAGCACCTTTCTGGATGGCCTCCCACTCACGAGGGGTGGGGACCACTCTTGTGCCTTCTCTATCGTAACCAAGACGGCGGCGGGCGGTCTTGATGGCCATGGCCTCTAGCTTAGCCCGTTCTTTCTTGGTCAAATTTGGATTTGATTCAAGCTTCTTCTGCACAACACCTTGTGCCACTAGCTGTGCCTGCCGCTCTAGGGGCTTCTGCTTGAGGGCCCGGTTTAATTTAGCGCGGAGGGTGGCAACTTCAGGGGCATAGCTCTTAGCAGCCCGGGGGTCTCGTTTGATGGCGGGGGTTGAAATAGCACGCTTCCTAATATCGTTGGCCATGGCCTTCAACTCGTTGGCGTGCTGTGCGTAAATACCCTCCATCAGTGTACCGGAGGACAGCTTCCTAGCATCGGTAGCCTCTGCCATCCTGGTGGTCTTGGTCTGCTTCTTGACTAGCTTGCCCTGCTTGTTAATATAGGACTCGCCAGTCTCCTCGTAGACCCTGCGACCAGTGGCTGCATCATATGGACCGCCCTTCGCTGCACTGCGCGGCTTGCGATGGGGTACATACTGAACACCCTTGGACCTGGAAATAAGAGTGGCTGCACCTTTATCGGCGCCGCCCTGGTACTTCCTCTTCAATGCGGCGATGCCGTTGTCTACCTCGGACTGTTTGTAGTTGAGATTATGCTTCTCGGCATCAATAACAACCATGGAGTGACGAACAGCCCGGGACAATTCATCGGCACTGGCACCCTTGAGAGTCATGTCAGTAATAAGATTGGATACCTTACCCATCTGGGTCTGAGTATCCGACATCCTCTTCATCCCAGGGTACCCAGGATATGTTCTCTTGGGGTCGAATCCCTTCAATCCCTTGAGTGGGGCGGTGGAACGAATCCGAGTCTTCCCCTTGTTGGGAATTACCAGGACGGAGTCGCCATCAAAATCAGCACCGCTAAGACGCTCAGCGACAGAAGGATGGATCCCAATAGCATCCCTAGCATTGCCAAGAATACTTCGAGACTTCTTACCTCGGTTGTTAACAGTGAGCGTAGGAATCTCGAAAGTCCCGCCATGAGGATAACGCACGAGACTAACAACGTCACCGTCCCGATAGTTAGGAGCATATACCTCACCCTTCTTGAGATGGGGCATCGGCAATAACACCTGAGAGGCTTGACCCGGGAGGGCCTTGGCCTTGAGATGTACCGAAGCCGAGTCGCAGTCATCAGCCAGGGACATGAGCATCCGCTTACGAATAACGGGGTTCGTAAGACCCATGATCTCATCGAGCTGCTTCCGCTTTTCGTCACGGACAGCCTGAAGTTGGCGCTTGGCCAATTTGGGGGACTGCTTGGATAAGAACTGTGAGGCCAGGGACTGGGACCATGAGTCCCACTTACCCTCCTCATTCACAATATTGAGTGCGCTCAGTTCCTTCTTACCGGTCTTCGGGTCCTTAAATAACTTCTGTTTAACGACCGCACCAAATGGATTCTCGGGATCATCCTTCATGGGCTTGAGGACCGTGTGGTCCTTGGAGCCCAGCATGGGTGTACCCTTCTTCTTGTTGGTGTTGAAGACTATGTCCTTGCCCTTCGGAATATCATCCGAGTACATGGCCATGCCCTTGAGGTAGTGCGTTCCATCGACGGAAATACGTACCTGGGCGTAGTTGGAGCCACCAAGACTGAGCTCTTTGACTCCACGACGAAGTAGAATAACCCCATCCATGTCAGTACCGCCGTCTTCGGCGTACTTGATGGCGACCTTCTTTGAAGATATGGCTCGAGGAGTGCGAAGTCCGGTCGACAGCAGCCCTTTCTCGTCGATGACCACACCAGGCGTGCGGATCTTGTCCCTCTGTGCATGAATATCAGCTGGTTTGGTACCAGGAGGGGCGAGAACCTTGAGAATGGTGTAGTTATCGCTATTGGCCTGCTTGACCTTGACGTCGTGAGTAGTATATCCCTGAGCTTTCAGAGCCTCAACGGCCGTCTTCAAAGATGTCGACGAGCACTGGAGGTTCTGCTCAACGCCGAGACCGTACTCGATGAACTTCTTCTGCTTCACCTCGTCGGCCAGAATATCCTTGACCCGGGTGATCTCGTCCTTGCGATATGATGCGTTGGGCTTGAGAAGCTCACGAACCGAGGACTCGTTTAGTCCCATGCGTCGACCGATCTCCGTGTTGGGCAGACCGGCGTCCTTGAGACGAGATGCTCGAGAAATATCGCCCGCCTTCTTCTCGGCACGAGCGATGCTGTTCAAAGCACGGTACTCGGTGGTACTCATGCCCCAGGCCTTGGTAATATCGACCTCGGACATGCCCTGCGCCTTGAGCTTGTCTCGCTCGGCGAGGAAGCCCTGGGCTGACTGATATGGATCCTTACCGGATCCCCAAGGATAGCGACCCGAGTGGCGCTTGGTCCCGTAGTGTTTGAGGATATCGGAGGGCATCAGTTCTCCTCGGTCTTGATCTCCTCGATGAGCTTGTCAAACCAGACGATCTTGTCCATGATATGGGCGATGTCGTCTGGCTGTGGAGTGTCGACCAGAATATCGTCGTTCTGGTAGATGCGGGTCTCAACGTTGATCTCGCCGGGCAGCTTCTCGTACTCCAGGCAGAACAGTGCCGCGTAGATATGAAGCTGAACTATGTTGACGCGAGTCACGCCGGTCTTGAGGTCGTGGATGCGGAGAAGATGCTTCTTCTCGTCGAAGCCGATGGCGTCGGCGGTTCCAAATGCATTCTCGCTGTGATATAGCACGACCTCGGGATCAAGACCGTAGCCAATGGCGTCGTTCACGTAGGCGTTGAAGGTGGCCTTGTTCCTCGGCATCCGCATCTTTAGGCGAATATGCTCTGCGGCCAGGGCGTGAAGCCTGGTCCCCATCGCTGCCGCCTGTGCTGTCCTGAACGCCTCGCCCAGTTTCTCGTCGTCGTAATTGACCCAACTGTGCTTGCTGGCGCTCAGAAATGCGTGCAGGCCCTCCAGCCTTGAGTGTACGTTCCAGTTCATCGAGCGTTCCTTTCTCGTTCTCTGGGTATATGAATGATGCGAAGGACCACTCACCGAGTTTGTCGATGAAATGATCCTGGTTCGGTCGATGAGCAGCATCGGCGCTTCTCTTGACCTCGAGTGCGGCCCACTTGGATCCGAATATGATGATCAGGTCGGGTATGCCCTGATTGTGGTTCGGATCGTTCTTGAGGATGAGGCAGCCCGGAAGGCGTTCCTCGATCCTGGATATGAGTCCACGTTGGTAGTCGCGTTCGAGCATGGGGTCTATCCTCGAATCAAGAAGTATACCCACGGTTGGCCCTGGCGCCGCAGATGTCGATACTCGTAAGTTGTTTGAGTTTACTATGCGGTGTTGAGGTAGCGTAGTTCGGGCCAACCGTAGGAGGTATGCTGAAGCGAGAGGGGTCGAAAATATAGAAGGCCCATCTCCTTCATTAGGATACATGTTCGCGACGCGGTCTATTGTACATGTCGTTGGATCTTGTGATGGTGGTGCATGTACAATACCACTTGTCAGATTTGCCAACCTGAGCCTGTTTATTCTCTATATATAAGAAAATTTACTCAACTCCTGGTAATCAGAACAAAACTGGCAAATTGGCAAAATGGGGGTATAAACGTTGAAATTGCAACGAAAAGTGCTTGCCAGATCGTTTGCCACCCCCGTTTCAAAACTGGCAAATCGCCCCAAAACTGGCAAAATTTGGCGCACGTGTATAGTACAGATTCTGGCCCGTTTCAAAACTGGCAAAAAAACTGGCAAAACACATACGCCACTCCAGTCACACAAACATCAGAAGCGTTGCCCACCCGCCGCACCAAGTGGTACAACGGGTGGTACAACAATCACCTCAGAGACTCGTAAAAACCCCTCTCATTGAAGATCTCCTTGACCCGAATCGCCCTCGAAATGGCCTGATCGATGGGCGACTGGCTCTTCAGATAGTAGTAGTTCAAGACTGAATAAGGAGTGTTCAGTCTGTCGATTCGCCCCTCACACTGCTCCATGACCTTCCAAGAGTAGTTCTGAGAGAAGAATATCATCGTGTCACAAGTGGTACAGTTCCAAGCTTCTGCACCGGCGGTGTACTGCACAAGGTACACCCATCGTTCACCTTCAGGCAAGGGTTCATGCTTGTGTCCGTTGTACTCAGCGATCGGTACTCCGAGAATATCCCCCAACGACCGAAGCATGAAGAGCTCATAGTCGAAATTATAGAAGACAATGACTCGAGGATGCTCCTCACACAGCTGTCGCACAGTCTCAAGTCTCGCAGGATCCTCATTCGTCACTCTTCTCAAGACATGACAGAGGCCTCCTGCGTTCTTGATGGGCTCTTCTTTGTACGGATCGAAGCGGTACTTCTGGATCGTACGATATGGCTTCTCCTCGTAGGATACCGGGACGACCGTCCGCTTCTTGGTCGTCTTCTTGACGAAAGGCATGTCTACGAGGACCTTCTTACGAAGCCGCAACAGCTTCCCCTGCCCAAGATATCGCTCAAGACGAGGATATCCCGCTCTGTAGTTGAACTGGCAGTGCTCCCTCTCGAACTGGGTGCGGTTCTTGAAGAAGCCATTAGCCACAAATACAGGACAGTAGTCCATCCAGTTGTCACCAGGAGTGCCAGACAGCATGATCCACTCGTTCTTACGAGCCATCTTGACAAATGTCTTGGCCCATTTGCCGCTACCGATGGCTCTCTGCTCATCGAATATGATGAAGGAGTCACGGATGTCACTGTAGTTACTTATGTTATTCCACGAATCGACCGTTGTGTAGTCCGTCAGCCCATACATCGAGACATCCCCCTGCCAATCAAGATCATCCCTCTTGCGGGCAGTGGTGATTATATATAACCTGGGTCCTTCGGCAAGCCGCCTCGGAAGATCGGCCGGATGCCGCACCCCCAGCACTCTCTCAACGTAGTACTGGAGGGCGACAACCGACTTCCCCGAGCCCGGCTTACCGGTCAATATGCACCCATTCCTCAGGTTCTTCACCGCTTCGACCTGATGAGGCCACAGATCAACCGATCCCAAGGTTCAGTCCCTCTTGATCTGGATGCAGACGAGTGGGGCGGACATACTCATGGATTCGATCGGAAACTCTTCGAATATGACCTCGTCTTCTTTGACGTCACGAACAGACACGGCGGGTCCGCCCTCCTTTAGAAAAGTCCAGATATCGAAGAGGCCCTCCTTCTCGTAGAGAATCTCACCCCCATTGATGACTGTCAGAAGGATCTTCTCTGCAGGTATCATGACGCCTTCCTAGTGATTCGATATGTCTTAAAATACTCGCCATCCGGTACCAAGGAGACATCCCAAAGCGCCATGTCAAACCAGACCTCTTCGAGATTTCCTGGGCTTAATCGAACGCCGCCAAAAAACCGACGACCGTCAACGGTCTTCTCGGGGTTCCCTCTAATAACCACAAACCGTTCGACTCGCCCCTGGTCGTCTACTTCGAGAATCATGATACCTTCCTAACCGCGATAATCGCCGTGACGTTCTGACCTCGCGAACGATCCCTAATTGGCTGAAAACTGACATCGTATTCTGAGGAGGCCAGTATGAAAGCACTCATGTCAGTTCCTTTTCGTTGTTCTGAATCGTCGGCTGAAAATGGATAGTTGTCAGATGGTTAACGTCGTCCTTCTGCTCCCACTCTCGACTCGAGAAGGTCATGACTCCTCCGTCAACTAACCGGAAATGCCAGATAGTCCGGCCGTCCGCACCGAACGTCGCCCAGCGCTCACTGAACTCCGCTCTCTGTGCATCATTCCCGTATTCCCAGATCAGGATATACGGATCATGCCCGTCGTTGTGCGGGCTCTTGTACTCACTCACCACAGAACTCCTTGATATATAGTTTCCCACTTGCGTCGCTTGGCGTCCCACGCCCTCTTCATCGAGTCGCTGTGAGACTCTAGGAAGAGATTTGAGAGCCTATTATCAGCCAGGTCACCATTCAGGTGAGCGACCCGCTGTAAGGGCTCCAGAGGGCCGTTGAAGGCCTCCCAGACCAGCTTCTGGACATACTTCGTCCGTCTAATCCCACGATCCCACAGGGTTACCTGGACATACCCGTTTGCCCTAAGACAAGTCGTAAGAATCTGACCAGTCGAGATACGCCGAACTCTACCGAGATCGCTGACCTCAATATCATCGATGATGCTGTCCTTGAATGTCTCAGTAGGAGCCAAGTCGGCAGTGCTGGGGGATTCCACTCTCCCTCTCTCCTTTCACTCCGTCGACCATGTGGATATAGTACTCGACTGGCATGTATTCTTTTCCGTCCTCCTCGATGATGGGCTTATACTTCGGTCCGCCCTCCTTATCACCCTTGGGCGGAAAGTAAGGGTACTCGTCACTGAGATACAAGTTATCCAGTGCGCAGTTCCAGACATTGCCGTCTTTGTGGCAGAGATAATGCGAGTTGACCTTCTCTCCCATGAACGTCTCCCAGACGGTGAAAGCAACCGGGAGGGTTCGGCTCTCCCCGTTGACACGGACTGAGAACATGAGGTTGGTCCTTCCCGAAGGCATCATGGGCTTGATCCGATGCAGGGTAGCCGTGTTGATTAATTCACCACCCTTACTGATGGCAAAGCCCGGCCAGCGATCCAGAGGCGTGAATTCCTCATTCAGGTCCTTCAGATATAGGTTCTCCAAGGAGCAGTTCCATGGGTCGCCATCTACATACCGAACCTCGTGCATGAACGGGATCTCGCCGTGAAAATTGGTCCAGATGATCTTGCTGAGGAGCTGAACCCGGTAGCGATGACCTTTGTAAAAACGGATCTGCGGAAGACCGTGCCTGGACGTCCGGATAGGTATAAGCTTGCCTGAGCGCTTCCCGTAGACAGTTCCGTCCTCTCGGATATCGTAGATGTTCGGGTCGGGCATCGGATCAGCGGTTACCATTAGTAGCCTCCTCCACAAGACGGTATGCAGAAATCATGTCATCAGCTACTCCGAGTAGCCCATCCTTGTGCCAGGCGATCCAGCGGTCGCCGTGTCGCTCTACAGTATATGCATTCATGCCCAGTCCTCCTTGACAACTACGGTATCCTCAGTCCAATCCTCGCAGATAAATTGGTCGATGGGAAGATATGTGAGGGTGTCATCCAGCTCGACGATGACCAGAGCGGCCCGGGTGTCTTCGTCTCCAATGTCCCCATTACAACATAAATCCTTGATCTTACGCTGGGCAACTTTGCCATCGAGCGTCTTTAAAACCAGCTTCATCGGTGCCTCCTACACAAGTACAATACAGAAAAAATGAGGATCAGTTCTTGTAGCTAGCGGTGATGACTTGATTTTCGTCGTCGACCTCGAATTTGCGGATGTATCCCGAGAGACGAACGCGGTAACCATTATCTTTCAAAATCTCGAGGCTTCCGTCTTCTGTCCAACGTATCTTTCCTCTGACGCTCCAGTTCTCGATGTAATCTACGTTGGATTTGACATTGATGGTCCACGTGTCAGTGCGCGGTTCAACACCCTCATACTCGTCTGGTTCCGGTTCGATAAGGGTGTCTTCCTCAATCAGAGGGAGTTCCCAGATAATCAGAGAGTCGTCTCCGACGACGTCGAATGTACAGTCATCGGTACTGGCCTGGACCTCATGGACACCAAGTTCATTATTGGTATCGACCTGTATGATCCACTCGGTGAACCCGGGCTTGTCGACTTTGGCGGTTGCGACGATGTCGAAATCGTAGCTACGGCCCTCGCGTGTGTGGAAATAAAGCTTCTTGAGCATGTGTTCGTTCCTTCTAGTGGGTATGGGGGCCCCAGGTCTCCCCCAGGGCCCCCGTGGATATGGATGTCAGTGCAGGATCGGCTCGTAGAGACCCCAGAGCTGTCCCTCAGTCATGAGGTCGAACTTGTTGTCGCTACGACGGATGATCCACTTGCCAACGGCTCCTGTGTGGAGGTGGGCCTTGATCTCCTCGTCACTGGCGGCCCAGTTGCGGACCAGACGGAGATTGTCATCCGTGATCTTGACCGCCTCGCAGACGCTACGGCGAGGGTTGAAGAGCTTGACTTCAAGCGGCATCAGAACGGAACCTCCTCGGTGTCGGCGTCCTCGGCGTACATAGCCTCAAGCTCGTCCTCCACGATTGTGAAGAAGCCCTTGTCAAGATATGCCGAGCAGAACTCCACTCCAGCTTGAGTGCGTCCGTGGTAGGGGCGGAGGGCAATATCGGCCCGTTCGAGATCTGCGAAATCGAGGGCTCCGACCGTCTGCTCGTTCAGGAGCGTACGAGTTCGTCCAATGATCGAGACGATCTTTGGAGGCCGCCCCCCGAAGTTGACCTTCACCTTGATATAGGGAAGAGGCTCCTCCGTGTCGTCCCGAGGCTTCAGGGTCTTGATGTTGAACCCTTCGGTCCGGAAGTCGTCGACGGCGTCGTCAGGGAGGATGACGCAGAAGGTGCGAGCCGTGTTCCCGAAGCGGTCTTTCTCTCCTGCAAAGTTGCGGAAGAGAAGTCGAGCGTTCTTGATAGTGTAAGTGTTGACGGCCATGTCGTGTTCCTTTCTATGGAGTAGTAGTCTTGCGATAGAACTTGGTCGACGAAATAAGGAGGTGAGTAAAGATCGTACTTCATTCCTGGGGCCAGCGGTTGATGTGGACCTTGTCCTCCGCTGCCTCGAACCACCAGTAGAAATGTTTGGTGTCGTAGACCCGAACCGGAGTCAGGCGCTTGTCGCCCTTATAGCGGAAGTTGTAGTACGACTCGTAGTCCCACAGCTCGAATTCCGGTCCCGAGCTGTCCAGGATGACCCATCCCTCGCTATTGGACTTCATTCCTAAAAGTGGCTCGTGGACGGCATCGAGCTCCTCAGCCCAGACCATGTGGTCACTCATCGCCGTCCTCCCCAACAAACGAGACACCCGTGATGAGCCCCTCCCGGACAAGGCAGCGCACGAGGTCCCGGTCGTCCAGCTCGTTCCGGCAGATCTCAGTGAGTCTATGGACAGCCTGCTGGCGGTTGGCGCAGTGACTCTCGTCAACGCAGGTCTCGAGCTTCATGATGAGCTCAGTGAGCTCGATGTCCGTCATACTCTCTACCTCACAGCGGAGATGCGAGGTGTAGTCGATGAGGATATCGGCAGGGGTCTTGGAAGCATCGTAAATAACGCTGGGCATTGGTTCGTTCCTTTCTATCGAGAAACCTAGA